GGAAGTATTCATACTGAGCATCTTGACTCGTTCCGTCGCCAGTGGCTTGCACAGGCCGCAGGAGTAAACGGTTCGTTCAAAACACCCATCATGGCTTTCGATGGTGACCTTCAGTGGATACCTCTTAGTCAGACCAACCGAGATATGGAGTACCAGCTTTGGCTGGAATACCTTATCAAGGTTGTATGCTCGATCTACTTGATCGACCCGGCAGAAGTGAACTTTGATCTACGTGGTGGAGTAACGAACCAAGCACCGATGTTTGAGACATCGAACGAGTCAAAGCAAAAGCTTTCTCGTGACCGTGGTCTTGCTCCTCTGCTCCGTTTTCTTTCAGCAAAGATCAACAAGTACATCGTCCATCCTCTCAATGAGGATATGGAACTTGAGTTCGTAGGACTCGATGCACGTACTCCTCAGGAAGCTTTGGATATGCGTGTGCGTGAAGTCGGTAGCTATGAGACCTTGAACAAGGTACGCAAAGACGCCGATCCTAACGCGGAAGACATCGAACACGGTGACATCCCCTTGAACCCTGTCTACATCCAGCTTCTTCAGATGAAGCAGATGGAAAAACAAATGGCCCAAGGCATGGGTGAAGGTGGAGAAGAAGGTGAGATGGAAGAGGGTGGAAGTCCTGAAGACGAGATGACCGCTCTTGCTGGTGAGATCGGTGGAGATATGGGTAAAGCCCTTGCAGATCTTCACAAAGGTCTCTCAGAAGTTCGTGAATCATACGAGGAGCTTGAGGTAGAACTGTGAACAACGCAGTTTCCTTAGACCATAAGCAGAAGCGTTCCAGCTTCAAAGAGATCACCCTACGTAACTTGCATCGTCCATCGTTGCGAGAGTACGAGGGTGAGCAATTTATGTCTAAGCACACTACGATTCCAGAACTCCTTGAGTTCCTTCGTAAGGTTCCAGCAGAACACCTCAAAGGTATCCGCAGGATCGATATCAGTAACAAGATGAAGTCGTATCCTATCGGACACTACTCAGACACACCCAACTACTTGGAAGCACTGAAGAGGGAAGGTCGAACAGAGGCGTTGATCCTTGGTTCGTATGATCCCGACACCAGAGTTATTACCCTTACCTGTGGACTTGAACATCCTCAGGTCGAGTGCGACTTTGAGTGGGTGGTCTTTCATGAGATCTGCCATCACTACATGAACTACATGGACCCCCGTATCCTGAAAGCCTACGCATCACTTGTTCGTGGGCATACGGATATGGGTTATGGTGGGCTGAACCCGGAAGAGTCATTCTGTGAAGCCTACGCCGCGTACCTGACAGGTGGTGTCCTGATCGCGGAGGTTCGTGAGTTCATGCGAAAGATCGTGTTCAAGCACGAAGAGAACGAGATCATGGCAAAGAGCTTGCCTGTCTACGATGACTTCTTCAAAGCTGTCAATGTGGATCGAAAATGTACTGCCAAGCTTCCGGTAAAGCTCCGGGAGTCAGAGTATCCTGTTGTGCAGGGTATCGAGAAGGAGTGGATCAAGGACTACCAAAGCACGCTACTTGCCATGGCTCAGGAGATCCTTGAGGTCGTTACTCCACAAGAGAATATAGATGAAGATGAAGAGGAAGAGGACGACTGATGTTTGCAGGACTTACTGCTGATCAGATATACAAGATCGAAGAGATCATCCGCATGCACCACTGGGCGTTTATCGCAAACACAGTAGGTCGCGAGTATGTTCCTGAAGAGATCTTTGCAAACTTGGTTTCTAGGGGACTCATAAATAAGTCCTCTAAAGCCTTGCTGAAAAAGGTTGTTCAGTTTGGAGATATCGTAGAAGAGGTAGGCAGAACACAAGCGGTAAAGCTGTCCTATGCTCAGTTCAAAGCCCTCCTGCGAAAGATGCCTGAAATAACTGAACTTCAGAAGATGGCTGTAGCCTACCTTTCCAAACAAGCGGTATCGAGTATCCGTAAGATGTCGAGAAAGGTAGAGGATGGTCTTGCAGAGGCCGCGACCAAGGCAGCACGTCGAGAAAGAACCGTAGAGATTGCCAATGCTACAGAAGGCTACATTACCAGTGCGAAGAAGGTGAGCGCACGGATGCTTGCAAACGACTTGGCAAACGAGTTCGGTGGGTATGCCAAGGACTTCCGCAGAACCGCAGTCACAGAGGTACACAACGCTGTGCAGCAAGGCGTTGCTTCGACCATGCGTAGCAAGTACGGAAACGACATAGACGTAATCAAGCTTCCTGCCCCAGACGCGTGTTTTCCGGCAGGGGTATGTGTTTACACAAAGACCGGAGTTGTTCCCATAGAAGACATAAAAACCGGGGATGTGGTTCTGACCCACAAACTAAGATGGAGGAAGGTGGTAGGGGTATCTAAGCGAGAGTACTGTGGTGGTATTACTACTATACAGTCAGGAGGGAGATCCGTTACGGCTACCTCTAATCACCCTTTTCTTTCTGGGATGAACTGGGTTGAGGCCAAGTCGGTCAAGTACGGTGATGAGGTAGTCACACTCACTGGAATCCTCGATACGGATGAGTATCCATCCCCTATCACGGAGAAGCCGTTCTTTTTTGATATCCCTCTTTCTGGTTGCCCCGGAGTAGTGCCAGCTTCCCCGATCCATCTCTACCGCGATCTTCTCGGAAGGGATAGCGATATCGAGGTTGTAGATATCGAAGGCAAATTCGGGAACAAGTTCTTGGGTAAGGTAGGGAGACAGGTTAGAAACCAGATCCTTGGTATCATCCGTCATGTGAGATCTACTGTTCATTTTTGTACGGGCTTTTTTACGAAGGGCTTGGGGAGAGATGGCCTTAGCTCTAGCCTTTCGTGCATTCTCAGTAAGACTTTTCCTTTGTTCTTTTGTCATGCTCGCCATGCGTGCGGCTTGAGTGGTACGGGTGTCTTTCAAGGGCACCCCTTCGGCTTCAAGCCGTGTCCTAATGGTGTGGTGGGTGACCCCGTATTTTCTAGCAAGAGAACAAAACGATGCAGAAGTCGTCGTGTATTCTTTAGCAATCTTTTTCATAGGGAGAGTCTTCTTCAAGGCAGGCATGGTGTATCCTCCACTAAAAGGGTTCTTCGGAGTGTAAACTGCCGGACACATAAAGTCAAGTCCTCTGTTTCAGGAAGCTTCGAGGGTGTTGTATACAACTTATGCGTGGAAGAAGATGAGAGTTACTTTGCGAATGGGATAGCTGTTCACAACTGTCCCTATTGCAAGCTTCTGTTCCTTGATGACAACGGAGAACCAAAGGTCTTCAAACTGTCCAAGATAGAGGGTAACTCAAACATCGGTAGAAAGGCCGGAAAGCCTGAGCCGGGAAAGACCCAGTGGCTCCCTACCGTGGATGCAGTACACCCTCATTGTAGGTGCCAACTGATCCGTATCCCCAAGGGGTGGGAGTGGGACAGCAGTATCGGTACGATCCGTCCTAAGAAGAAAGCGAGAACCTAGATGCGTCAACAGCGGTTCAAGTGCGCCCACTGTTCGGAGAATATCGTAAAGTCGTTCGATAACGGAACCGTGAAAGTCTGGTCGAAAATCTTGATCTTCCAGAACGGTCGGTGCTTCGCAAAGTGCATAAATTGCAAGGAACTTACACAAATTCCTGTGGTTTTGGGCGGGAAGTTCTGCTCGGAAAAGTTGGTAGTCCCCAAGGACAAGAAGTGAAAACCCCTCTTGACACTTTCCGTAAACTATTGTACTTTGGGGATATACGAGGGATAAGACGTTCAACTGGGGAACGACATCTGGCAGGGAAACCTGTAGGGTCGTTCCCCTTTTTTAGTGAGGTCTGATACGTGGAACTTGTAGATCACTCCTTTGAGTTTTTCATGCCCGCCGGTCTCACTAAGGGCCACAAGGTAAAGACAGAGTCAAATCCTCTGACGGACTGGCGTGTCGGCGGTGTCGCGTCAACCGAAGATCGTGACCTTGAGGGTGAGCGTATCATGCAGAAGGGCATCGACCTTTCGTACATGAACTCGGGGTGGGGGGTTTTCAACTGGAATCACGAAAATGGGCCGCAGAACCTTCTTGGTCCCATCGACTATATCGAGAACCTCAGAAAAGGTCTTTGGACAGAAGGATACCTCTGGAAGCACAAGCCGACAGCACAAGAAGTATTTGGTATCCTCAGTAGTGTTCCTGAAGGTGAGAAGTCGCCTTTGGGTTTTTCTGTTCAGGGAAAGGTCCGGGCAAGATCAGATAACGGTAACATCGCGAAGTGTCTTATCCGAGAAGTAGCGATCACCCACTGCCCAGTCAACCAAGCAACCTACACCGATCTCCTCAAGACCTTTGAAGACGACTACGTCTGTGAGACGCCCAATGCCGAACACTGTTCGTGTCCTGCATGCGTAGCGAAGGCTCTTGAAGTGACTCATGCCAACCCGCCGATGTCTGGTGGGGATGTTCTTCGGGCAGAGTCCCTTGAGTGTGATATCAAAGACAAGAAGAAAAAGAAAAGGCGTAAACGACGTTCCATCGTTGAACTGACTGATGGGATGGTCGCGAAAAGCATAACCAAATCGCAAGTTGTGGAGCTTGTGCAGTCACGGAGGCCCGAATATACGAGGGCAGCGGCTGAACGTTTCGTAGAGTGGCTGTTTGCCTACACAAGAGAAGGAGTCTTCTAGTGGCAGAAGTCAGAGTTATTCAGGATGTTCCCAAGGGAGGAGTCGCAGAGGCTCTTGTCACCGTGGTGAACTCGCTTGTGGCGAGCTTCAACTCGCATAAGCACAACATCGATGGTTCAGCCATCAGTGGTGCGAGCGATATCACTGGCACGCCCGTCACCGGAACTTCGACTGGAACCCCTGCTGGTGGAACGGCTATTGCGGCTGTGAACACCATCGTTCTGGACAGCTAAGGAGTAGCTAACATGCGTTGGAAGCGTAAAGATGATCTCTTCAAGAGTCAGGATGCAGAGGAAGAGGTTGAAGAAGAGGAAGTCGTAGAGGATGCCGAGGAAGAAGAGAAGTCGGTTGACTCTATTGACGTTTATGATCTCGATAAGGCCCTGAGCCGCGTTGATGCTCTGATCAAGGGTGGCGACGAAGAGATGGAAGAGGACGAAGAGGAAGAAGAGGAAGAGGAAGAGGAAGAGGAAGAAGAGTGCGGGACCACCAAAAAGATGCGTGGTGCCAAGAAGAGTCTCGATGTTGTGTCGAAGTCGTTCGCTGATGAGAGCATTCAGGAAGGTGTCGATGTATCGAACTTTCTGGAAGCGATCACCACAGGTATCACTGATAGCCTGTCGGCGTTTGAGAGCGGCCTGAACAAGAGCATCGATGACCAAGAGTCTTTCAACCTTGAAGTCGTGAGCGCCGTTTCGGAACTCGCGAAGTCGGTGAAGGGCCTCAGTGACATTGTGAAGTCGTACGGGGACGGCTCCGACGATGTTCGCAAGAGTGTGGATAAGGTTTCGGATGTGGAAGTCATCGAGAAGAGCGCAGACAGCGAGCAGAACGACTCGCAGGGTGCGACTGACATGACTCTGGCCGACCTCTCCAAGGGTCTGGATGCGGCATGGGCCGATGGCGAGGGTGACCCCGCCGCTGGTGCTGCAATCCTCGAACTGGAAGCTACCCGGAAGGTTTCTGCCCCGATGGTAGCGTTGGCAAAGAGTGGTCTGAAGAAGCTTGACGCTTCCAAGACCGAGTAAGTCGCAACTCTAATAGAGGAGAAAAACTGCGATGTTGTTTCAAGGTGAACAGAGTTTTGTTGGTGTGAACGACTATGCCAACATTCAGGGTTTCGGCGTTGCTTCGCCGGAAGAGGTCGCTGACCTGAACAAAGCCCTGAGTGTCGGTTACGCGAACCCTCCCACCACTGGTGGTGATGTTCTGCGTGTTGAGAGTCTGGAAAAGACTCTGAAGGTCGTCACGTTCGAGATGAAGCATCTCAAGATTTGGCCCAAGGTCACGAAGGCTCCGGCCTACTCGACCGTGGAAGAGTATAACCGCCTGAATGCCTACGGTAACGTGGACGCTGGTGGTTTCTTTGCTGCTGGTGGTCTTCCTGAGACTCAGGATACCAACTACAGCCGCGAAACTGCGCTGGTGAAGTACCTCGGTACGACCCGCGAAGTTCAGCACCCGGCGACTCTGATCAAGCCGGCCAATGGCGACGTGATCTCGCTGGAAACCAAGAACGGCACGATGTGGCTGCTGAACAAGATGGAACGGTCCATGTTCTACGGCAACGCCACCAACAACGCTCTTGAGTTCGACGGTCTGGAACAGCTTGTTCCCGCTGCGAACGTTATCGACCTTCAGGGCAACAGCCTGACCGAGGGTGATATTGAGCGTGCTGTGAACGTGGCTGCTGAGAACTACGGTGTGCCTTCGGACCTGTTCCTTGGTCTGAAGAACATGTCGGATCTGGTTCGTACGTTCTATCCGAAAGAACGCTACAACCTTCCGGCTCCCAGTGGAAGCACTGTCGGTCTGAACGTGACTTCGTTCATGTCGCAGATCGGCCCGATTCAGTTCAACCCCGATGTCTTCATCACCCCCGGTGGTGTAAGCTCGCAGATCGGTGCCCCGCCTTCGGCTGCTACCAGCCCGAATGCTCCTGCGGCTCCGACCGTTGGTGCGCTGACTGTCAACGCGGTTACCACTGGTAGCCTCACGGCTGGCGACTACGCATATCAGGTAACTGCCGTGAACGCGAGTGGTGAATCGGCTCCGACCGTCATCACGGCTAACTCGACTGCTGCTGCGAACAACACCATCGATGTCCCGATCACGAAGGGTGCTGGTGCAGATCCTCTGTACTACCGCATCTATCGTCGGGATAACGATGATGCCAGTGGTGCGCTGTTCGTCACGAATGTGAAGTTCTCGGCTTCGCCGCAGACTTGGGTTGATACTGGTGCGACTATCGCGGGTACGCGGACTGCGTTCCTCCTGCCGATGTCTCCCGATATCTACCGGGTCAAGCAGTTGGCTCCGTTGATGAAGATGCCCCTCGCTGTTGTGAGTGCGTCTTATCGCTGGATGCAGTTGCTTTACGCGGTTCCGATTGCGTACCAGCCGACCAAGCTCGTCATGTTCAAGAACATTGGCGAACTGTAAAGACTGGTTGTTCGTTCTGGGCACATGGCGGGAACCCTCCTGCCATGTGCCTTTTTTCTAGGAGTCAGAATATGTGGATCAAGAACACGAACCGTGCGGATCAAACGGTAAACTCAGCCTACGGAGAGTTGGTGTACGATGAAGAGGGTGTTGCCGATGTTCCTGACGAACTGGCAAAACAACTTCTCGAGCTCCCTCATTACCAAGTGGTAGCTGGTCCTGTTCTGGCTCCTCCTGTAGCGGATGACGAAGGTTTCGATGTCGAAGAAGATGAGCAGGAAGAAGAGCCTGTCGTTATCTGGACACCTAGTGAGCTTCGTGCGATCAGCAAAGATCAAGTGATCGACGTGGCTAAAGGCATGGGACTGCGTACCTCTGGGACAAAGAAGGATCTGATCAAGCGCATTCTCGACGCTCAGGGTTAGTCTGATATACCGGAGAGGACGCACATATGTCACAGGTTATCGAAGACACCAACGTAGGGCTTCAAGAGTTCGTAAGCGTTTCTGGCGCAGCACTCAGTGCCCGTGAACTCAAAGAGGAATACCTCTCCGGTGTCCCCCTTGTCACCAAAGACGGTGAACCCATCACAGACACCGTTCTCAACAGCCATATCAGGAAGTCGATCTCTTGGCTTGAAAGACAGGTAGAGATCAGCATTCATCCCCGCGTTATCGAGGATGAGAGGCACGACTACTACATCGATGACTACCGTAACTTTGCGTACATCAACCTGAATCACTTTCCGGTGATCAAAGTTACTCGATGGCTTGCTGCATACCCCGGTAACAACATGATCTATGACTTCATTCTCGAGTGGGTCCATGTTCATGGTCGCTCTGGGCAGATCCAGTTGGTGCCTACTCAAGGAACACTCTCTCAAGTGATCATGACTGCGGGTGGGAATTTCTTGCCGCTCCTTTACGCGGCCACTCATATCCCTGACTTTTTCCACATCGACTACGTCTGTGGTTTCAAGAAGGGAGAAGTACCTGATGATGTAATGGATGCTGTTGCCAAGCGTGCCGCTATCCAGATCCTTCGTTTGGTAGGGGAACAGATCGGCGGTCTGGGCATCGCAAACATGTCTGTTTCCATCGATGGTCTTAGCCAGAGTACCGGAACCACCAAGGAAGGTGGGAACGTTTTTGGTGGTCGCATTCGTGACTACAAAGAGGAATTGGATCAAGAAGTAAAGGCCCTTCGTAACTACTACAAGGGCCTGAAGATGGTTGTAGTCTAGGAGAACATGATGGTTCGCGAAAACAGGTACGGGGAAGCTAAGAAACTTTTTGTCAGTGATATCGCTTCTCTCGCAACTACAGCAACGAGCAAGCGCAGTCAGGTGATCAACGTTCCTACTGGAATGGATACCTTAGGTGTTGCTCTAAAAGCCACCGTTGGTGTCGGTGAGGTCGGAAAGTCTCTTATCTGCCGAGTGTATACTAGAGGAAAGAATGGAAACTGGTCTACGCGGTTTCGCGAAGTGATCTTGCCTTTGGAGAACACTGGGGACATCGTTACCGCGGTTATTCCAGTCTATGTCCTTGGCGCGTCTCAGATCCAGTGCACTTTCTATAACCAAGGCGTAAACGCGGTTACTGCCATCAACGGGTGGGTAGAGATCTAAGATGGCCCTAACCGCAGAACGGCTTCCCATGTACGCGAGATACGGGATGGTCGAGGACTGGCCTGTAGGGAAAGAAGTCCCTCCTAATCCTGTACAGAGGAGTTTGAAGTCGGACATCCCCATGTTCGTAAGGGATCGATCTTTTTTAGGTGGGTATAGGGATCGAGTTCTGGTTGGAACAAAACCCCCTTTGTTGACAGGGTCGTTTCAAGATGGTCCATGTTTTCGGAGCAACGGTGCTGTTGCTGGAAGTATCTATGAGAGAAACTACGCACCTTGGGCACCACCGGGAGACTTCACGGTCACGATAGGGTATGCTCCGTTCAATAGTGCCCTATCGACTGTTGCTGGGTTTGGTACATATGGTCCGGGGACTACTGGATGGCAGGTTCTAAACAACGTCACTCAAGATGCTGCGGCGATCTGGTCAACTGATGGTACGAATGTTGGTCTTGTGGTCGGAACCCCCTTCGGGACGATCACCAACCATCTTTCCGTCGTGTCTTTCGGTTTAGATACTGCGGGTGGTTACGGGTTTATTTCTGAGAATGGTCGTCTTGCGAACTATGCTGCTGGACCGGCTGGGCCTGTGTATAAGATGAATGGTTTTTGTGGTATCGGTAGCGATGGCGCGCTTACGAGCTTTTCCGCTGTAGCTATTACATATTTCTGTATCCACCATCGTTTGCTTACGCTCCAAGAGACACGGACACTACATAACTTTATCGCTCAGTGGGGTTGGGGTGGAGGGGAACAGTATGTCCTTCCTTAGAGTGTACAGAGAGAATGACGTTTGGGTTCACGAGCCTTTTGATCCTCATACTCGTGCACTGACCGAAAACTCCGAAGATGCGAACGACGGGATCGTGTTTCTCGATGATGGTTTGTGGGAAGAAGCTGTAATCTGTTGTTATCCACTTGTTCAAGAGCTGACCCCACAAGAAGCATACGACCTTGTACACGAGTGGTATCCACCTTTGGAGTTGCCGACGTGACTGAACAGGTACCTGTTGTAGTCTACAAGACCAAAGATATCTACCTCGCTACCTTTCTCAGGGTTGCGGGGTTCGATATTTGTGATATCGAGTACCTGAACAGAAAAGCAACGTTTTGTTTCGCATGTGACAGTCTCAACGATATAAAGCCAAAGGTGCGTGAGTTTTACAACGAGAAGGCAGAAGTGAACGTGCGAAAGTTTGTCGTCGCTCTGAAAGCGATGAAGTCTCTTGTCTATGAATATAGGGGTTCCTGATGTTGAACTTCAAGACGGCAGACGGACTACAGTCTCGTCTGGTCAACGGAAGTTTCGAGGCGTGGCGTGGATCTTCTCCACATACTGATCCTGCCGCAAACTACGTGATCGCTCCTGCATGGAAAGCGGGAGCTACGAAAGTAGGTACTGGGGTGACGTACACTTGGGATACGGGTAATCCATTCCTTGGTGGACACGCACTTGAGATCTATGACAACGATCTCTCTGTGGCCCACTTTGCGTACACGGAGTTCTTCTTTAGTCCCGGACAGTATAACAACAGGGTCTTGACGGTGTCCGCTCGCGTAAGGCAAGCGGCATCGAACCCTGCTACCACTGGAACACTCTGGTTGACCGATGGAACGAATACGGTCTCGAAAGATGTAACTCTGACTGCAAACTACCAAGAAGTCGTTCTTCGTCTTCTTGTCACTGATGTGAGTTTGCAGCTTCGTTGGTATCCTTCGAGTTCTACTGCCGGGTTTACTGGTGCCGCCTTGATCGATCAAGTCTGTGCTGTTATTGGTAGTTATGACTCGCTTCCGGCAGATCTGGCAAACACTCCTCAAGAGCCTGTAGAAGCGTCTTATCAGTCGATGGATAATTCCAAGTTTACTTTCGATGCAAGTACTCTGGGTCCGTACAGTTTTTACGTTCCGTTCTCTCAAGCGATGAGAGCAACTCCGAGTGTTGCCGTCCTTAGTACTACTGGATCGTCGAACGTCGCTTCTGTAACAACCGCAGATGCGGGGCTAAACGGGTTCAACGTCGTCATTACACCTAGTGCCGTTGGGTTTGTCCAAGCGGTTGTTGACTGGGAGGCTTACGTATGATCAACCTTGCAAGAAACGGTAGCTTTGAGCGGTGGAGTGCGGGAGCAGGACCGTTCAACACTCCCGCTAACGGAACGGAAACCGCAGATGGGTGGTTCACGTACAACTGTGCTGCTGGTCCCGGAGCTAATGTATTTAGGTCAGGGTCCGTCTCTACGTCAGGACCGTACAGTCTTGGTATAACCAGTCTTGGAGCAACATCGTTCCCTTATGTTTACCAAAACATGGAAGTTCCTGCCGTGTTTCAAGGTCAGGTTGTAACGCTTCATGCAGATGTGTTTGACCCCTCCTCGGGTGCGGGTTTGGATGGTGCCTCGATCTCGATTGCTGATGGTGTCTCGATTGCTGCTGGCGACACTGCGACCTTTACCTACGGTAACGCATGGCATCATTTGAAAGTTAGTTTTGTAGTGGGGTCTTCTCCTGCTTACGTACAGCTTCAGTTGGTCGCTGGTCTAACAACAGGTCAGACAGGTGATGTGTACTTTGACAGCGTATATTTTACTGTTGGTGATACCGTAGGTGCCCCTGTCCCTTGGAGTGCCGAATCAGATGAGCTTATAGGACAGACTACTGAGGCCGCTCAAAGTGCTGTTAT